TCGTGAATCAGAAGATTGCGCATGATGGGAATCCGTTGTTCAGTGACCATGTGTTGTCGGCCGCTCAGCGTGTGAAGGACAACGGGTGGACGTTGTCGAAGGGTAAGTCGAAGCGGAAGATTGACGCAGTGATTGCGTTGGCGATTGCGACGGATCGTGCCACTACCACACCCGACCCGGTTGCTGAACCTGGGTTCTTCGTGGTGTGACTAGGCTGAGTCAACTACCATTGGAGGTTGGAATGAAGGTGCTCGTGCTCGAACTGATCGGATTGGTGTGTTTCGTGGTTGCAGGATGGTTGGTGACTCCAGCATTGGGGTTCGTGGCTATCGGTGTGGCCGCATTCATCTCTGCGTGGAGCATGTCCCGCATCGCACCGAAGGATGACGGCAAGTGATTGTTGACCGTCTGCTGAATCGTGGTGGCGATGAGGAACGAGCAGTCTCGTTTCAGTCATTGTTTGCGCTCGGTGACGGGTACACCTTCACGACGAGTTCTGGTGTCTATGTCACGCAAGATGATTCTCTCAAGATTGGGACGGTGTATGCGTGCGTCCGTTTGATTGCCGACACGATTTCAACTCTGCCGGTCGATGCGTACATTCGCCAAGAAGGTGTCCGGTTGCAGTATCGGCCACGACCTGCATGGCTTGACGCACCGGACATCGGCGTCACCAAAGAAGACCACTTCCAGCAGGTCGTCGTTTCGCTGCTGTTGAACGGCAACTCGTTCACTCGCATCATCCGTGACGAGGACGGCGAAGTTCTCGCCTTGTCAGTGTTGAACCCGCAAACGACCGAGGTTCGCCGCGACAACAACGGCCGCTTGTTCTATGTGCATGATGCGCGTGACCGCATCGAGGACGTGGACATGATCCACATTCGTGACTTGACGTTGCCGGGTGAGTTGCGTGGCAAGTCCCGCATCGACCTTGTCAAAGAAAACCTCGGTTTGGCACGCGCACTAGAAGAGTTCGCAGCCCGATTCTTCGGCCAAGGCTCAACCACGACCGGCATCATCCAGTTCCCCGGCAACCTGTCCCGTGAACAAGCCAAGAACCTCGTCGATGCGTTTGAGGACGGCCACAAGGGTTTGCGTCGTTCGCATCGCCCAGGCATCCTGTTCGGTGGTGCGACATTCGAGAAGACGGGTGTGAACCCGAACGAATCACAGTTCATTGAGTCACGCCAGTTTGCGGTTGAGGAAATTGCACGCATCTTCCGTGTGCCACCCTCAATGATCGGTGTGACGACACCCGGTGCAATGTCGTATGCGTCGGTTGAGGCGAACAACTTGTCGTTCCTCGTTCATTCTTTGACCCCAATTTTGGCGAAGGTTGAATCCGAATACAGCGTGCTGTTGGCTGGTCGTGCATTCATGCGTTTCTCCACCGCAGGACTTCTGCGTGGCGACATCGCAGCACGCAACGCCTCCTACCAATCAGGACTCAACAACGGCTACATGTCCGTCAACGACGTTCGCCGATTCGAGGACATGACACCCATCGAAGGCGGCGACGTCTATCGAGTACCACTCACCAACATTGACATCACGGCCGCAAACCTTGCCGATTTGGATCGCAAGTCCGCCATCGCCCAACGACTCATCTCGTCAGGATTCCAGCCTGCGGCCGTGCTGAAGGCGTTGGACATGCCAGAAATCGAGCACACGGGTGTCCCGACCGCAGCTCTGCAACCAGTCGCCGCCATCAACCCAATCTCACCGGCAACCGTCTACGACGCCGGAACACGCGAACTGAATCTCAACATGCCAGAACAGGTTTTCCACGTCACACCACCTTCGGTACATGTTGACGCCCCGGTCGTCAATGTTCCCGAAACGGTGGTGAACGTGAACGTGCCAGAACAGCGCACCGTGGTGCGCACGGTTGAGCGTGACGCTGATGGTCGAATCCTGCACATCACGGAAAGGCCTGAGGACTAATGGCGACGGGAATCAGCGACTATCTGGCTGGGGCGTGGCTTGACGCGCTCGGCAACAACACTTCATTTGCCGTTGCGACCGTGTATGTGAAATTGCATGTCGGTGATCCAGGTGCGGCAGGTACCGCGAACGCGGCAACCGAAACGACCCGCAAGGAAGCATCATTCGCAGCAGCCTCATCAGGCTCGCTGGCGTCCGATGCTGCACTGACTTGGACGAACATCGCTGGGTCGCAGGATGCCACCCACTTCACCGCATGGGACAACATCTCGGCAGGGAACTTCTTGTTCTCAGGAACGATTACTGCGAACGCTTACACGGCAGGCGACACGTTCACCATCGCATCGGGTTCACTCACCGTCTCATTGACGATCGCCTCCTAAGAGGCATCCGTGGTCACACGGTTCTACCTTGACCAGTCGGAACTTGACGACGCTGACGTCGGGCTAGGTGGCCCGTCGCCAGCGTTCGTGCTGAACACTTCTACGCTCGATCAGGGCGTGCTGGATGGCACGACGTTCACGACACTCGGCACGGCCGACTCGAACCTTGGTGGGTTGACTGCGTCGGCTGCCGGGACGGTGACGCCGGTCGTGTCGGGTGTGGCTAATGCTCCGTTGGGTGAGTTGTTTGCTGACGTCAGCGAAGTGACGATTGAGGATTTCGGTGATGGTGTCGCCGAGTTGGGGTTTTTGGTCGCATCGGCTACTGGTGGCGTCACAATCGTCGGATTGGCATCTGGGAGCCTCGGAGAAGCATCATCGAGCGCGGTTGGCACTGTGATGGTGGTTGGTGCAGCCACGGCGTCTGTGGACTCCCTGGATGCGTCTGCGGTGGGTGTGGTGTCGCCTATCGGGACGATGTCCGCCGGATTGGGTGGGTTGGATGCGTCGGCTGTCGGATCGGTGACACCGCAACCGCAGCCGCAACCTGAGCCGTCTGGTGGTGGTCAGCCGTATCCGTATCGCAGATCGAAACCACGCAAGAAGATTGAACCTGTCGTTGAGATTGTCAAAGAAGAAGTTGTGTTGATTCCTGCGACGGTGCAGGCGTCTTGTGGACCGATTGTCGCAAGTGTGACCGCATCGGCTACAGGTGAAATTACATTCTTCGGCGAAGATGATGACTTGCAAGTATTGTTGATGCTCTGAGAGGTGAACCATGCCATTGACATCAGGTAGTGCAGCAGTCGGAACTGTGGCGACACAGTTGAACACGGGTTCGGTGAATCCGAGTTTGTTGCACGTTCAGAACATCGACAACACGGACACGATCTATCTTGGTGGTCCGGCCGTTCAAGTCGGTTTCGGTGCAGGTGTCGCCAAGAGTGCAGAGCATGATTTCACTTTGTTTCCTGGGCAAATCATGTACGCGATTTCGTCGAAGGCTGGTCATGTAGTTTCTTGGTTGCATCAGACGCAGTAGGGCATGCCGTACTTTATCACTGACTCGTCGCCTGATTGTTCAGGTTGGGCAACCATCAAGGAAGATGGCGAGGTCATCGGCTGCCATACGAACAAGCAAGATGCCATTGACCAGATGGTTGCGGTGTCAATCGCTGAGGACATGGAGCCGGGTGGCGAACGTGCTCAACCTGATGAGTTGATGGTTGGTGATTACGTTTCTTGGAATTCATCTGGTGGTCGTGCGCGTGGCGAGATTCAAGAAATCATCCGTGAAGGTGACGTTCGTGTACCTGGCACCGATTTCACATTGAACGCAACCGAGGATGACCCGGTCGCACTCATTCAGGTGTACGAGCGGGTCGAGGGTGGTTGGAAAGATACCGACGTCATCGTCGGTCACAAGTTCTCGACGTTGACTCGTATCGGTGAACTGGAAGAGCCGGAAGACGAACCAGAGTCCGAGGATGATGACGACATGGAGGATCGGGAGCTTCCCCAGAACTATCGACCAGCATCATCGAACGACGTGCCAGCAAATCACAACTGCGGGAACTGCGGGTTCTACAAAGAGTTCTATTGCAAGCGTTGGGATGCTTTGGTAGCACCGTCGTACTACTGCAACGCATGGGCACCAGTGGAAGGATCGCCGAATGACAACCCAGGACAAACCATCCAGACAGGTGACATCACGGGAGACAACGCCTACTACTACGACCCCGGCATCAACATCTACCGTCAACTCTCGTTCGATGTTCCGCAATACATTCGTTCG